AGATTACATCGCTGGATACCCCTTTGCAGGGGTAACTCGCAATCCGTTTAACTACGTCAAGGTTGAACAGATTGATCGTGATGTGGTCACGCCTTGGCTGACTTTGGATGAAATTTCTCAGCAGATTAATCTGTATGAGGATGAGTCTCAAGACGCTTATTTGCGGTCGCTTGAGTTGGCGGTGCGTCAAGCAGTTGAGGACTATCTTGGCCTGTCTATCTTCCCGGTCACTTACCGGGTTTGGTATGGCCCTGAAAGCCTCACTGCCACGCCTTGCGCTTTGGACTTGCCAGAGGTCAGCCAAAACCAATATCCGAGTCAACCGGGCGTCACCATTGACGCAGTTAAGTACTACAACTCAGATGTCCCGGCGACTATCGTCACAGTAGCGGCAAGCACTTATCAATACGATCCGACCGGCAACAAGGTGATCGTCCAGTCTTTGCCTAGCGACATCAACAGCAATATGACCGCGCCGATCATGGTCGAATATTGCACCGCACCAAATCCGCTTCAAACGTATCCCGTAATTAAGCAAGCGGGTTTGCTGTTATTTACGCACCTTTACAACAACCGCTCAAACACCACAACGGCAAACTCCATGCGCGAGATTCCGTTTGGTTTTAGGCAATTGCTGCAACCGTACAAGCCGCTGGTTCTGTAATGTCTATCGCAAGATACGAGAACATCCGGGTGAATAGCCTGACTTTTGGCAAAAGCACCTTTGGAGAACAAACCACAACAAGTACGAAGTGGTTTGATACGCGCGCTCAAGTATCTGATGTGGCTAGTAGCGTGCAGATTTCAGAAAAATATCGGCTGTACCAAGACCTGACCAACTTTAAGTTGAATTACACCCCGAATACGCGGACGATGGCGATTAACCAGAACCTGTATTCGTTGACTTGGCGTAATCAGGAATGGCGCATTACGGATGCCAAAGAAAGCAATGATCGGCAGTGGATCACGTTTATGTGCTACCGCAATGATCCGGGGACGGCACCGTAATGGCAGGGCAAAACAATCCCGTCCAGTACGGCAAGGCGATCCAGTATCAACTGAGCCAGATTGTCACGCCGATTCCGGTCTATGCGTCTTTTAACCGGAACTTTGCGACGCAATCCAAGTTTTTGACTTGGATGCTGAGAAATGTGCACCAGCCTGTTTATACAGGTCCCGTGCAATCGGTTAAAGGCATTGATCGACCCATCTTTCAGATCAGCATTTTTACTCAAGCCATCGAAGATGGTTTCACTATTTCTAATCAAATACTACAATCTTTGCACGGTTATAGCGGGTTGTTTGGTGGCCTTACAGATGGCTTTTACATTAGCAAGGCAGACGTAATGTGGCTTTACAACTCATATAACAACGAAGAAAAGATGGCGCAAATCTTTTTAGATTGCACATTGGACATTCCAGCATAAGATAGTCCCTTAACTTACTCACCTTTTAGGAGTAATCATGGCCCTTCCAAACAGAGTTCTTCCCGGTTTTAGTGCCGCTTTGTACGCGCAACCCGGTGCTACTCCAACTGTTCTAGACATGACAGAACTTGAAACGTGGGCAGATGTATCTCTAATTGCAATTGAAGCAAATCAGTTGCCGGTAGAGGCTGTGCCTGCATTTGGCATGGATGATGCGGTTGCCAACTTTTCTGTTGCTGGTTCGCGTCAGTCTGACAAGATTCCGACGCAATCGGCTCCGACTTCTCTGTCGATTACCGCTGCATGGAACCCGGCAAACACGCAACTGTTGGCAATTCGGGAAGATGCATACAACGGCACGATTGATCGCACCTTTGTAGTTACTGCAACCGATGGCAGCAACATCGTTGCATACGCTTTCAATGGTCGAGTTGGCAACTTCCAGATTGATGCCCAACCCGGCGCTGAAGCGAAGTGCAACTTTACGGTGCACCCGCGTGGCAACCAATTCGGGTGGTCAAACAACACCTAATACAAGATGACAACAATACAAAATACTAGCGATCTGCTGACATTCCTAGAGCGTCAAGCAGAACAAAGACAGGATTGGTTTGGCTGGCGGCAGCAAAAACTGACCGCCATTACCTTAGTCCACGAAATCGCTGCGAGGCATGCTAATACCATGTCCCCGCACGAAATCGTGGACTTTGTTATGAGCCTTAACCAATTGATCTATAACAAAATCATCAAACCACAAAACAAGACATGAGCAAACTTGCATCCGCGCTTGGCGAAAAGTACCAAGCAAATGCCCTTAACCTGAAAACCAAAGCGTTTGAACTGGCAGGGCATACGTTCAAGGTTCGCATTCCGCTGACCAAAGAACTAGACGACATCAATGCTCGGATCGACCAACTGGACGAGGCCGAAATGGAGCGCCGCTATCAGAAAATGGTAGCCCCGCTAAAAGGTCTAGAAGGTATTGAGGAACGTGATAACGATGTGTTCCTTGAGGGCCGATCCACGCGGGAGATGGTCAAATTTTCCATGCAAGCGGAAAATCGCATTGTTGAGTATGTGAGGCTGCTGGTGCCCGAAACCGGGTCGCTACAGGACATCACCTACGAGGAAATTGAAGCCGAGTGGTCCTTGCCGATCCAGTTGGAGATCGTCACCAAGATCACTGAGGCGATCCAACCGGGCTACAAGGACACCAGAAAAAACTAGCAAGGGACACCTATTCGCAAGCCAGAGCGTATGTTTACGCTCACGGTGGGTGTCCCGACAACATACCAGCCGATGACATGCGAAACATTGAGGTGCTGCTGAATGACGGGTTCTTGGGCGTCAAAGCCCTTGGACTCGCTTTGAGTGCGCTTACTACAGGCAACCTCAATAGCAAGTTGGCTAAAGGCGCAACGCCTTATCAAATGAAAGATGTACTTCCTGCGCTGAAGGACTACATCTTCCCGCCGCTGACCGACTCCGAAAAGAAAGAGCAAGCAAGCCGTCAGTTGCTGGCGTTTATGAGCATGGCTCCCGGCGCACCAAAGGTGTTGCAATGACACGGCGCGTTTATGCCAATTATGTTGCGACTCCTCAGATTGAAATGAAAACTGAGGGGTTTGCAGATTTGGCGCAAGCACTTCATTTACTTGCTGAACTGCACAAATACGATGCAGTAGTACGCAATGTAATGATTAAAGCGGCAAAAAATGCTATGCAACCAGTGTTGGATTCGGCAATTTACGCTGCCGAATACGACGAAAGTAACACAGGAATGTTGCATATGCGGGACACGATCCGATTGGATGCTCGTGTTCCTCGTGAGAATGACCGTAAATCAATGTATGTAACGCCAACAGATGCTGTGATTGCAGTGGTTAGCGTTAAGAAATCGGCAGTGTCATTAGCCAATGAATTTGGCACAAAAAAGGTCCCTGCCAGTCCATTTTTACGTCCTTCTCTTGAGCGAAATCGACAACAAGTAATTAGCAATTTGAAGGCAGAATTAGGGGCGTTAGTTGACGCATATATACAAAAATTACCTAGGCTGAAAAAGTAATGGCATCTGCAAATACCGCACGGCTAGGCATTCTGCTTGGCCTTGACATGGCTCAGTTTAAGGCTGACATGGACAAGGCCGTCTATGAAACGCAGAAACTACGTCGAGAAGCAGAACGAAGTAACGACCGCGCTATCAAAGATGCGTATGCCATTAAAGTTGCAACAGACGATTACGGCAAGACGCTGACAAAAGTTCAGCAAATTGAGCGGGCAATTCAAGAAGGCCGTTATCAAGGCGCGGACCAACGCCTAATTGACCAGATTCGTGCGCGGGCTAAAGCCTATGACGCTGAGGTTGAGGCCGTTAAGAAACTAAATGCTGAACGCATTAAATCTATTTCTGGCTTGACGCCGCAACAGCAGGCGCAGATCGGCTACCAGATGACCGACATTTTCACCTCGCTGGTGAGCGGTCAGAACCCGGTGATGGTCCTGATTCAGCAGGGCGGTCAACTGCGCGATGTCTTTGGTGGGGCTGGCAATGCCATCCGGGCCATTATTCAAACGATTGGGGTTGGCAGGCTTGCGTTTGGAGCCTTTGCTGGCGTGCTTGGCACTGTTGCTTATGCCGCCTACAAAGGATCAGAGCAAATGGCTCGCTTGCGGGATGACCTGATCCTGACAGGCAACATTGCTGGCAAGACTTCAGGGTACTTTTTGGAGTTTGGTCGCACCCTGTCCAGCGAGTTCAACATTGCAATTGGCACTGCTCGGGACATCATGGGTTCGCTTGCCGCATCTGGCAAGTTCACTCAGACCAGCATGGATGAGGTTGGCAAGGTCATTGCCAAGTATTCTCAACTTGCTGGTGTTGATGGCGCAGAGGCTTCTAAGAAATTGATTCCGTTGTTAGACGGGACTGCATCGTCTGCGCGGCAGATGAATG